GAGACTGCTTACCGGCGGAGAAGCTGGAAACGCTATTTCTGACAAAGATGTTCGTATTATGGAAGAAGGTATGGGTCTTGTTAGAAATGACGCTGGTGAAATATTGTTTACCAGTGCAGATCAGGCAAAATCCTATGTGCAAAATCTTCAGGAATTGTTTAATCGAAAGAAAGCAGAGCTTGTTACAGTAAAGGATCGTCTTTATAAGTTTGGCCTTCAAAATGGTGAGTATATTGATTATGTTGAGCCGCAAACGAATGAAAAAATAACTGAAAACAAAGACTTTTCAGATGACTTCTCTGGGTATGAGCCGTCTGTAGTAAATGGAAGAATACGCTATACCATTAAAAAAACTAAGAGCTAATCATGGCAGTTATTGAAGTAGAAGCACCATCTGGCGAATTTGTTGAATTTGAAATCGCTGGAGAGCAACCGACTCCTTCAGAAATGAAGGCCATACAAGGCGCTATGAAAGGATATGTTTCTGACCGTCAAAAAACATTTGATACAGAAACAGGCATTCAAAGCGGAATGTTGCGTGCTGTTTTATCTGGAGCTGAAACTGCTTCTGAAGAAGAAAAGATGCTGGCAAGCGCTGGGTTTTCCAAGTCAGATTATACAAGAGACAACCGTGGGCGGCTTGCCTTAACGCCTTCTGGGGCTAAAAAAACCGGGCTAGACACAGATAGAAATGTTTTAATTGATGAAGAGGGCTTTAGTCGTTACGATTTTGCGGACTTAGCTGGAATGGCTCCAGAGCTAACTTTGGGCATTTATGGAGGCGTTAAGGGAGCCGCAGTAGGCACTACTGTTGCTCCCGGCATCGGGACTTTGGTTGGTGGAGCCATTGGAGCTGGTCTTGGCGCTGGTGGTGGAAACTTATTAGAAGAAAGCATTGAGGGCTTATTTGGCGTTTCTCAGCAAACAGCAAGCGAAATAGCGGACGACACCATAACTGAAGCTTTGTGGGCAGGCGGAGCGGAGCTTGCTTTTGGGACTCCTTTTTTAATATATAAAGCAATGGCACCAAGCGCAAAAATAGCAAAAGAGGGTGGCGAACAATTAGAGCGCATGGGCGAAGCTGTTACTCGAAAATATCAGCCAACAAAACGAGCAATGGGAATATCTCCACTAGCCGCAAAACTAGAGCAGGTATCAGAGTCTGTTATTGGAACAAGCCCAAGAATGTTGCGAAACCAAAAACAAATGGCAGCAGATCTTGCAAAGTATAATGCTCAAATAGACGAAGCAGCGGCAGCGGCTACTGAAAAGGTAGCTGGCGACTATTTTCTGGAAGCTGGTGCTGAAGCCATTAAAAGGCCAGCATTTTTAGAAGCAGAAAAAAAGGCTAGAGGCGCTATACTTGGTCAACTAAATGAATCAGTAAAAACTTTGACAGGAAGCTTGCGCAACAACAACCAATTAGACGAACAATTATTCGGATTAGTAAACGATTCGTTTAAACAGTTTTCTGAAGCTACAACAAAAAAGTTTGCTCTTATAGATGATGTGCTTGGCAATGCCGTTGGACAAGCTGACATCTTGCCCACAAATAGCCTGAAAGAGTTAACAGATTCATTGCAGTCTATGCACGGTTCTACAGCATTTGCTGATGCGGGAACTCAATCAGCCAAAGCAATGGCCGATGATTTAGCTAGATCAGTGTCTGGGCTTGGTGAAAAAGCAAGCTTTTCTACCCTGTACAGAAGCAGGGAAGCTCTTGCCCAAAGAATGTATAACTCGCCACAAAAATTTGGCAAAGTATACGATATGCAAAAAAGAATGCTCGGAGAAATAGACAATATTCTTACATCATCAAACATAAAAGTTTTAGCTGACGACATAGGTGCTGAGTTTGGTGACAAGGGTGTAAAGGCATTAATGGCTGCGTCTGATAGCATTCCCGCTGCTCGTGAGTTTTATACCAATGGCATGAAAGCTTTTGAAAAAATTGAAGCCGCAACAACTGGTAAAAACCTCGTTAGGGCATTGCGAGAGGGAACGGAGCCATCTCGCTTGTCTGGGTTTGGTGTTTCATTAGTTAAAAATGGGGATAAGTCTCCATTAGTTAATTTAAAAACAGCGTTAAAAGATGAAGCTCAATACAATTCAATTCGATCAGAAATCGGAAAAGAATGGTTGCGTACTGCATTTAAAAACAGTGGCATTGATTCTGTAAACCCGAACAACTTTAACGCATCTGGTTTTTCCAAAGCTCTAGACGATTTAGGAGAAACTGGTGAAGAGTTGTTTGGCGGTCAGCTTAGTCAAGTCAAGACAATAGCAAAGCGTTTAGAAAATTTACCGGTTGCTAAAATTGATCAAAAGTTAATTGATGAAGCAATAGCTTCTGGACTTGATCAAGGCGTTATGAATGGACTGAAACAAGCAGCGGACGCTGCTGAAACATTTGCGTCTCTGAAAAAGAAAACTTTATTAAGAAAACTAGCTAATGATGATTTTGGCGCTGATGAGGCTGTGGATCTTGTTATGGCTAACAATGTTAAGAAAAAAGAATTGTCCGCAATCATGAAGTATTTTGAAGGTAATGATGCTGCATTAAAAACAATTCGTGGAGCTTATCTTGAAAATATGCTCGATGGAGTTGGCGCAACTGTAAATGCAAAAAAACTTGGAGAGTTGTCTGCAAGGATTGCTTCAAAAGACAAAAACAAAAAATTAGATATTGTTTTTGGAGAAGAGGCTGGAAAAGAGATAAGAACTTTTGGTCGCATTATGAAAACACTTTCAGAAGACGCAAGCACATCAGATCTTGTCGCCAACAGCATAACTGTTAACTTTATGAGCAATCTAGGTAGGATTGCGAGATTGTTTGCATTTGGTAAAATATTTGATGGTCGCAAGGCAATGGGACAAATTGAAGACGCTTACAGAATGTCAAAAGGAATGTCGCCTCAAGATCGTGGAAATTTAATGGGTACTATCGTAAACGGGTTGTTCCGCCCCGTTCCTCAAGCCTCTGCTCAGTTAATGCAGGAAGGCGCAAAAAATGCAGCAAGAGAGGTTGAGGCGTTTAGTCAAACATACGGCGTTAATGATAAGTTATCACAAATAAAAGTTACGCCTCCATCACCCGCATCCGGGATTGGACAGGTTGATGTAACGCAGCCATTGTCGCCAAACATTTCTCCAGTAGCCCAAGATTTACGCCAGCAAGCGGCACAAAACCCAGCCGTTGCACAAGCGCTAGGAATTAATCCAGCCACAGCGACACTGCTTGGAACAGGACAACCTTAATCATGAACAAAGATCAGTTAAGAGAAGAACTCGCTGAAGACGAGGGCTGTAAGTATTTGATTTATTTAGATCATTTAAATTTGCCTACGTTCGGAATTGGCCACCTCATAAAAGAGGGCGATCCAGAACATGGCCAGCCCGTTGGCACAGAGGTGTCAGAAGAAAGAGTTCGTCAAGCGTTTAACCTAGATGTAGCCGTAACGATAGAAGACTGTCACAGGCTGTGCAACAATGTTGGTGTAGACTTTAACGAGCTTGATCTGAAGTACCCTGACGCGGCTCTAGCACTATGCAACATGACGTTCAACCTCGGCTACCCACGCCTTAATAAGTTCAAGCGTATGTGGGCTGCTGTAGCTGAAGCTATGGAAGACCCTAAAATGTGGATGACTGTGGCCGCAGAGGCCGAAGACAGCCGCTGGTTTGATCAGGTGCCGAACCGCGCCAAACGTCTCACAGCAAGGTTTAGGGCTTTAGCAGATGGCTAAGAAGATAGAAAATGTTCGTATCCAGCGCAAACGGATTCGCCGTCCCGGTCAGCACAAAAAAAATGTCAACAAGCGAAACAAAGTCAAAACCTACTTTGGCTAAAAGCCCATGTGTCGGGATATGTGTTCTAGACAAAGAGCGCGTAAGATGTATTGGCTGCGGTCGAACCATCGAGGAGATTATTAACTGTGGGAAAAAATCAAACGACTGAACAGCCGCCCCAAAAATATTACAAACATTGCCCCCGTTGCGGAAATAAATTACGAACAATTGTTGTACATGGACATGAACAATGTTTAGAATGTGATCAAGTAATTTATGATTGTTGCCAAGGGGAGCAGTGCAATCCTTAATTCACTTTCAAACGTAGATAATGGCGCAATAGGAGAGTACATATGCGCTCTCCGGTTGCTAAAGATGGGCGTTCAGTGCCGCATTGTTAACATGGGTACGTCTGACATAATTGCAGAGCTTGATGGAAGGGTCTACCGCATTCAAGTTAAATCAAGCCAGCTTAAAGCAAGACATGAGCCTAACAGAAACAATGGCTATCAATTTATAACATCAAAAGGCGGCAAAAAAACACGGCTCACAGAAGCTGATTGTGACATCGTTGCTATGGTCGCCCTTGACATAGAAAACATTT